GATATATCTTTAGGGGCAATGGTATCAAGAGTGTTGTCGGAAGAAGAAGCGTCACAAATTATTGTAAAAAATGATTTAGAACACGCATCTATTTCTTATAGTCTAGATGACACCTATGAGCAAAAAATTGCTTCAGTGACCTTTCAATATTTAGCAAGAGGGCATTCTCAAGAAGAGGCAGAATTTTTAGCCGCCAGCCTTGTTAGGTAGGCATAAATGTCATATAGATCAACAATCCTTTCAGACTATCCAATAGCATACTATCCATTAGACGATCTTATAACGGTAGACCTTGCAAACTATACAGCTTTAGAATCAGAGTATGCAACATATCAGGATATATTAGATGATCCAGCAGTTTCTTCATACGCAAATCTTTTTGGAGATTTAGCATACGATCATTCAGGATGTGAGAATGATAGCTTTTATGCGGGGGATCCAGAAATAGATATTCTCCCAATTGTTGTAGGAAATTCAAGAGCAACAAAAATAACAAGTTCAAACTCTATTGAGTATTCTATAACAAAAGATTATACTGCTACTACAACCACCAGCCAATTTGGAACATTAACTTCATCTGATAATGACTTTACATTAGAGGCATGGATTTATCCACAATTTACAACAACTAACGAAACAACAATTTTGGCGGATTCAACAGAGGATGTTGGTTTATTCTATGATAAAGGTAATATAACATTTAAAATAAACGCAGAGGTCTTATCTCACACCCTTTCCAATATAGACAAGGTTCATCACATCGTTGCTACATATAGCCCAACATTGATGTGCATTTATATAGATGGACAGCTTGTTTCTACAAGAACATTAAACAGATTTGTATTTACAAATACAACACTTTCATTAACAACTGGACCAACATTAGACTCAGATGACTACTTCTTGATTAATAGCGTAGGCATTTATAGATATGCATTATCTGGATCACAGGTTCAAAATCATTATTTAGAGGCATCAGAAATATCTCCTATTCAGGTTGTAGATCCAGACAGCGGAGAGATATTTGACCTATATGATAACAATATCTCAACTCAGTTTATCTATTCATATCCTGGAAATAAAACATGGGATTATTTTATAACTGATGATTTATCATACAATGACTCAGAGCAATCGCTATCTATTAAAAAAGCCACAGGTTCTAAGACTGTTGTTTTAACAGACTATATTTCATTACCATATGCAGCAGTTTTAGATTCATCAAAAATTGAGTGGAACGGAACAGAAGGAATAACAGTAGAAGTTTCAGTAGACGGATCAACATATGAACAATGCGAGAATGGTCAGGTAATTCCTCAATTCACACTTGCAAGCTTTAATGGCAATAAGCAAGTTTATTTAAAGATAACTCTGTCTACCACAGATAGCAGCAAGTATCTTCCTAAGATATTCGATCTTCAAATTAAATTCTATAATAATCAAATTGCCTATGCTTCTAATAGCGCATCTTATATTTCAACTTTAGAGGGGGCTTCTGGAGTAACTGTTTATGATGTTACGCTAGGAAATAATAAGTTCCCTATTTTATCAAGAAATTCAAAGAACGGAATCAGGACGGTTCAAGATTCTGGATTCTATATTAATACAACATCTTCAGTTAGAACATTAGAGTTCTTCTATACCCCCTACTTGCTAACAGATAGTGGACTTATTTCAACTATATCAACAGGCGGATATTCAGCATCAAATTACTCATGGAGAAATACTGGAACAATTAGTAAGTCCAATATCTCTGCAATCTATGTAAATGGGGTAAATAAGACATCCCAGACAAATGTTGCAAATGTGTTTAAATTAGGACAACTCCACCATATTGTGATTGTATTTAGTAGTGCGGTTAGTGGCCAATTAAAGTTTGATTATTCATTATATGGATCAGTTCCTGGCCTATTCCAGAACTTGGCTATCTACCCTTCTGCTTTTACCTCAACAAATGTAACCACTCACTATAACCTATATACATCTAATAGTGTTACCACCGTTTTAGATAACACCACTGCGTCCATGACCGTGACAGAAAACTCAGTAGACTACTACGATAATGACTGGATTGTTATACAAAACTCATAATTTTGTCACATAGCCTGACAAAAAGCTGGACTTTGACACCAAAGAATGGTAAAATAAAATACTATGGAAATCAAAAGAGTCAATCAGACTGTAATCGAAGAAACCACGCTTGGTATATATGTGTGGGAAATGCCAGACGGAAGATGGATTGGCGATGATGAAGGTAACTATTTATCAATAGCATCTCATAAAGGAAGCAAGGCAAACATGGCGGCTTTAGCGGCAGAGGTAGCATCCTTTGGAATTGATGTGGGTCAGCCTAAATTTTTATCTAACAGGCGCAAGATTGATGATGAGCAATTTGAATATCAGAAGGCAAGACTTGAGCAGGGCTTGATTCCTGACCCATTTGATATTGGTAATTATAAAGATGAGCTAGCGGCTTACAACAAGAAGAATCCAGTAATAGGTGGATCAGGGAGATAACTATGGAGTTCGTTCAGGATAATGATTTAGAGTCAACAGATAGAATTCAAATTTCTTCTGCATCTGACTTGTTTCAATTAAAGAAAGAAAAGGATCATTCAGATCCATTTATGATGCAAGAAGATGACCTTAGAAAAGTATCTGGTTTAAGCTCTAACTTCCGTCGCAAAATGGGTAGAGAGTTGTCTAAAGCATTTTCTGGCAGAGAAGACACTGGAACACAGCAGAACCTATTGCAGCAGGCGGTAACTGGATATGCAATGTTTGACTTGGTTGAGCCACCATATAACCAAGAATACCTATCAAGAATTTATGAAATATCAACTTATAACTATGCAGCAATTAATGCAAAGGTTGCAAACATTGTTGGCCTCGGCTATGACTTTACTGAGACAAGAAAAACAAATGATGCGTTTGATTCTATTACTGATGATAAGCAGTTAGAGAGAGCACGTAGAAAGCTTAATAAGTTAAAGCAAGACCTACAGATTTGGCTTGACTCAACAAATGATGAAGATACATTTACACAAACGCTTATTAAGGCTTATACAGATTTAGAAGCTACAGGAAATGGTTACATTGAAATTAGCCGAACCACTGCAGGCAACATTGGATACATTGGACACATCCCATCAAAGACAATGAGAGTTCGTCGCTTACGTGATGGATTTATTCAGCTGCTTTACGGTAAGGCTGTATTCTTCCGTAACTTTGGAGATCAAGAAACAGAGAACCCAATTGCAGGCGGAGAAGATAGACCTAACGAAGTTATCCACCTAAAGAAGTATACTCCAACAAATAACTATTATGGAATTCCAGACATTATTGCAGCTCAGAATGCTTTGGCTGGAAACGAGTTTGCTGGAAAGTATAACCTGGACTACTTTGAGAATAAGGCGGTTCCAAGATATATTATTACAGTTAAGGGAGCAAAGCTTTCACCAGAGTCAGAAAGAAAGCTTCTTGAGTTCTTCCAGGTTGGGCTAAGAGGAAAGAATCATAGATCTCTTTATATCCCCCTTCCAGCAGATTCACCTGACTCAAAGGTTGAATTTAAGATGGATCCAATTGAGGCTGGAACACAAGAGTCTTCATTTAATCTTTACCGTAAGGCAAATAGAGATGAAATCCTATTAGCTCACCGTGTGCCAATTAATAAAATTGGAACTCCAGAAGGAGTTAATTTGGCGGTGGCAAGAGACGCTGATAAGACATTTAAAGAGCAGGTTTGCCGTCCAGCACAAATGACATTAGAGAAGAAATTAAATAAGATATTTGAAGAAAAGACAGATGCCCTTTCTCTTAAATTCAATGAATTAACTCTTACTGATGAGGATACTCAATCTAAGATTGATGAGAGATATTTGAGAATGCAGGTAATTACTCCTAATGAAGTCCGTATCCGTAAGGGCATGATCCCTATTGATGGCGGAGACGAGATGGTTGAATTAAAGCCACAACAGCAGGCTGAAATTAGAACACAAGCAAATAATACCCGTGTCCGAGAGCAACAAAGACAAGGAAATTCTCCAGATATTTCTGGTGC